GATAGTCCCTTTTTTGATTTCATGGCGGCTTTAAATGCTCGTAAAAAGGAAGACCGATCTGAGTTAGTCGACCCACTGGATGCCATTAATCAAACATATGGCTTATAAGCGTTTGTGCCTAAAAGGAGGTTAAAAAAGAATGGCTAAAAAAGTAGTTGGCCGTGAGATGACCAGTAGGGTTGGACTAGATACGGCTGCAGCGGTTAAGTCGCTCAAGACGTTAAACGCTGAGGTCAAGGCCAGTACATCTGGCTGGAAGGCACAAGAGACGGCATTAAAGTCTGCTGGTGAGTATCAGAAAGCAGCGGCAGCCAAAGTTGACGGCCTGGCTAAATCAATGGAGTTGCAGAAGAATAAAATTGATGAGCTAAAAAAGCGTCAGAGTGGTATCAATAAAGAAACTGCAGATGGCAAAGAGGCCTATTCAAAGCTACAGGAGCAGATTAATAAGGCTTCGCGTAGTTATGGATCGATGGGCGGACAACTAGAACGTGCCAAATCTAAACTACAATACTATAATTCTGGGCTGGCTGACTTACAGAAAGGATATAAGCAGTCTACTGCATTAAGTAAGTCGTATGTAGACCGACTGGAAGCAGAAGGTAAGACAGCGGATGCTAATAAAGCCAAGCTGAATGGCTTGAAGCAGGCTTATTCTAATCTTGAGAGTCAGTATAAGGCTCAGTCTAGCGAACTCAATCGAATTGCGGATGCTAATGGCAAAACTAGTGATGCTTATAAGCGACAGAAGGTCCGAGTCAATGAGACTGCAACAGCCATGGCTAAAGCTAAGACTAGTCAAAATGAGCTACTTAAAGCGATGGAAAAAGAGCCACATGCGTTCATGCACGGTGTTCGGTCTAAGCTTGATAGCATTGATGACAAAGCTAAGAAAACATCTCATTTATTCGGTACAATTCTAGGCGCGCATCTAGTTGCTAATGGGGTTACTAATGTGATTGGGCAGATTAGTGCTAGTTTTGGCGCTTTGAAGGACTCAGTGGTAGCCTACGATAACAAGCAACGTACAATGACGGCGACATGGGAAACATTAACAGGCTCTGCTGGTAAGGGCAAACAGATGGTTAATATTGGCAACGATTTAGCTTCAGCCTTTAACCAGAACATTAACGTGGTTGATGAACTTAACCAGTCGTTTTACCATGTATTTGATAATGCCCCAAGAACAAAAGAGCTAACCAAGTCCATTTTAACGTTGGGTGATACGCTTAATTTAAGTGATGAGAATGTTACTAGATTAGGCACCAACTTTACACACATGCTATCAAGTGGCAAGATGCAACTTGGCGACTTCAATATGATTAATGATCAACTTCCAATGTATGCCGGTAAAATGCTAGAGTTTGAAAGAAAACAACAGCATAATAGCAAGTTAACCATGTCAACGCTACGTGACCAGATGAGTGCCGGTAAGATTAGTGCTAAAGACGCTGAAGAAGTAATGAACTCCCTTGGTGGCAAGTATAAGACAGCCTCAGAGAACCTAATGAAGACCATACCCGGTATGGAACGATCAATTAAGACTCAAATGCCAGCCTTGTTAAGGACACTTTATAAACCTATCGCAGATATGAAGTCACCACTAATGGGGCAATTCACTAAATGGCTTGACAGTAAGGACACTAAAGCTGAGTTTAAAGACGTTGGTAGTGCTATCTCACTTCAAATGGGGTTCATTTCTAAAGCTTTTGCTGGTAAAAAGTTTAGTGTCGGTAAATACCTAGATAAAATGCTAGCTAACTTAGCAAAGAACATTGACATATTAGGTACAAACATCGTTGCTCATAAAAAAGAGATTAAATCGTTCTTTAGTTCATTAAAGACCGCTTCTAAGACTTCATTTACAGTGTTTGTTAAAGCCCTAAAGGATATGCTACCGGTACTAGCTATCATTGGTAAGTTTGCTGAAAAGCATCCTAAGGTATTCGCTGGTTTAGCTTCTAGCGCATTTATCGCTAGTAAAGCAATCGGCGGCTTAAAACTAGCTTTAGACCAAATAGCTTTTGCCAAGGGTGTATTAGGAGGCATAGGTAGCAAGCTTAGCCGGATTGTGTTTAAACCTAGGGTTGATGGTAGTGAAGGAAAACGAGAGCTAACTAAATTCGCAGGATGGGTTAAAAAAGCTAGTATTGGTACTGGTCGCTGGCTAAAGATGGCTGCTAGGGTAACCACTAGTAAGGCCAAGAGTTTGATTAGTGGTTTATGGACTCACACTAAATCAGTTGGCAGCAAGATAGGTAAAGGACTTAAATGGACTGCTAAGATAGCTTATAAAGGCGCGTCTAAGGCGTTCAGCGTGCTGGCTGGCGGCATTAAAACAGTTGGTCGGGCATTCTTATCACTAGGCAAGTTGCTGTTAGCTAACCCAATTGGCCTAGTTTTAACTGCTGTGGTCGCGCTAGGGGTCGCATTCTATGAAGCTTACAAGCACATTAAGCCGTTCCGAGAATGGGTTAATAAGACAGCTAAAGCAGTGGTTAACTTTGGCAAAGGTATCGCTAAATGGGGCTCAAATGTCGGCAAGTCAGTAGGTAAAGCCCTAGGCAACATGTCGAAAAAGTGGAATAACTTCAAGAAGAGTTTCAAGAAGAGCTGGAACAAGCACTGGTCAGACATGGGTAAATCACTCAGGGATAACTGGAACGGATCATTGAAACGCACTAGAGAGTTCTTTAGTAGTATTGGCAAGAAGTGGGATAGTTGGAAGTCTAGCTTCAAAAAGAGCTGGTCAAAACATTGGTCAGATACTGGCAAAACGCTCAAACGTGATTGGGATGGATCTGTCAAAAATACTAAGAACTTCTTTAGTACAGTTGGTAAGAAATGGGATTCTTGGAAGAAAAGTTGGAAGAAGAGTTGGTCAAGTCATTGGTCAAGCAATGGGCGAACTCTAAAATCTAACTGGAATAGCTCATTTAAGCTTACTAAGTCATTCTTTAGTTCAATGGGTACTAAATGGGCTGGCTGGAAAAAGAGCTGGTCACACTCATGGAACAGTCATTGGGACAAGATGCGGTCTAACCTGCATAGCTATTGGAACAAAGACTTGAGCCATACTAAAGTGTTCGGACATTCAATGGGTGACTGGCTATCAACATTCAAAAAGTCATTCAAATCAGGCTGGTCTAGTTTAGGAACCGGCGTTGAGAATATCTTCAAAGGTCTTTGGAAGAACCTAAAGAAGTTTGCTAGAGACGGTATGAACGATGTTATCGACCTTATCAATGGTGGTATCAATGCGGTAGATGCTGTTATTCATACCTTTGGTGGCAAGAAGAAAACCATTGCTGACTTGCATCATGTTCATTTTGCCGAAGGTACTGGTATGTTTAGTGGGTCACGGAATCCAATTACCAAGCCTACTATGGCAATGCTAAATGATGGTAACGACAGCCCCCAAACTGGCAATAAAGAAATGGTCATGCTACCTAATGGCGAATCTGGTATTGTTCAAGGCCGTAACACTAAGATGATGTTACCAGCTGGTACTGAAGTTCTTAGTGCTAGTGAAACAGCCATGTTAATGGAAATGCAAGGCGTGACTAAGTATGCTAAAGGTACTGGCTTCTTTGGTGACATTCTAAACAGCGTGACTAGTGGAATTTCAGGCGTGACTAGTTGGGTCGGTAAAAAGGTTGGCAGTCTAGAGAAGTTCTTTAAGACTGCTACTAAAATTATTGCCCACCCGATTAAGTCACTTGAAAACCTGTTTAGCTGGTCTTCTAAGGACATCTCAGGTGTCATGAGTAACATTGGTCATGGCCTGTTCAATGGTGTTGAGAAGCAAGCTAAGACATGGTGGTCAACCCTATGGGGTGGCGTTAGTGACAGCCTAGATGGTGGTTCTTCTAACAATGCCTTTGTTAATGCCATGATGAAGTATGGTGCCACTAACAAGTACGTTTGGGGTGCTGCTGGGCCTAGTGCGTTTGACTGTTCCGGCCTAGTTGAGTATACCCTAAAGAAGCTTGGAATTAGCTTCCCACGGACTAGTGGTGAGCAGTATAAGGCTTCTAAGCATGTCAGCAATCCTAAACCTGGTGACCTAGTATTCTTTGGCCCCGGTGGTAGCGAACACGTTGGGGTATATACTGGGAATGGCGAGTTTTACAGTGCTGAAAATGAGCATGATGGCATGGGTATCAGTAAAGTTCATGGTGGTGGCTTTGGTTCATTCGCTGGCTATGGACGAGTGCCAGGATTATCTGACAGTGATAGCTCGGATAAGTCTGCTAAGTCTAGTGGCCTGTTAGGCACCATTAAAAAGCAAGTAGGTAGTGGTTTCTGGTCATTTATTAGCAAGTTAGCTGATATGTTTGGTGATAATAGTGGTTCCATTGAGGGTGGCGCTATCACTCACAGTATGATCAACCGAGCCCTAGAGATGGCCAAAGTACCAAGAAGATATTGGTCTAAGATGCAGTCAGCCATTATTAAGACAGCTGATAGTGAAACTGGTAACCGCAATATCATGCAAACTATCTCAGATGTCAACTCTGCTAATGGTAACCCAGCCGGTGGTCCATTGCAGTTCACTAAGACAACCTTTGACGCGTTTGCATTTCCGGGTCATCACAATTTCAGGTCTAGTTTTGACCAAGTATTGGCATTCTTAAACAACTCTGATTATCTTAATGCCACTGGTAATACCTCGATTTGGGGCCATGCTAAGTACGACTGGCTTCATAGTGGCCCACAAGGTCATAAGCGGTTTGAGAATGGTGGTATTATCAACACTAACCAGTTGATTGAGGTCGCTGAACACAACAAGCCTGAAATGGTCTTGCCATTGACTAATAAGAGTCGGGCTAACCAGCTAATTGCACAGGCTAGTCAGGTTGTAAATGGCAACAATGGTAGTCAGGTTGCGTCTACTAACAGTGAAAGTAGTGAGAAGCTTGATAAAGTCATTGCATTACTGACGGCTTTAGTATCAGGCCAAGGCAGCGTTCAAGCGGTCATTGCTAAATCTGATGTGGTTAATGCGGTTAAATCTGACAATAAGACTAATTCACAATATTCACAAATGATGGGGTACTAGTATCCTAATCAATCAAAGGGTAGTCCTTAAATGGGCGCCCTTTTTACATAGCTAAACTTAAAAAGGAGGTTAAATCGTGACCTTACAACGAGATGATTTTGAATATGCGGGCTTGAATAGCCGGGATGACCTACAGGTTGAGATGGGTAACGTGGTATTACCTAGTGCACCGGCCATGGCTGAACAGGTGACTGATATACCGGCCATGTATGGGAACCAATTTAATGGCACCGATTTTACCAGCCGAACGATTAGTATACCGGTATCCATTTACTGTGCTGATAACCAAGATGCCTTTAATCAGATTATGCACAATTTAAGCGGTCTGCTACTAAGCGATGACCCTAGTGATAATGGCAGGGAATACCCATTAATATTTGGCTTTGAACCCAAGGTGACTTATTGGGGGCATATTACCGCAATTAGTGACCCGGCCCCGATTAATATGGGTATGTATGACATGACACTTACTATTACCTTTGTGCAGTCTGATCCCCGTGCAACCCTGCCACAGGTTGAAACACCCTTAAAAAACGGCTTAAATACGATTACTGTTGATGGTACCGCTAGAACGGATCCGGTTATTCAGGTCGTACCTAAGCGGGATTTAAAGCACATTGGCTTTACCTTAAACGGTGGTGAATATGGACTGGGACCTGATAGCGATGAAGACCAAGCGGTGGCAGTACAGCCTTATACTCAGGTCGTTAACAGTGATGTATTAAATACCATGGCTGAGTGGACTAATGATGCCAATGCAATTGCCCAGATGAAGACTGCTGGTGACTACATTTATCAAGGTGAAGCTGATAGCAACCGAGATACCCAAGTGTTAATGGTCAAGCTAGCCAATGGGGTTAAACAATATGGTAGCCATCAACCAGACTGGTATGGCCCCGGTGTTCGCTTTACTGGCATGACTAACAGCCTGACTAACTATCGAGTTAAGACTAGGATCCACCACATTAAGCACTCAGGTACCCATAATGGGCGCGCGATGGGGCGGGTAGAAGTTCTGCTTTTAGACCCTAACGGAGCTACGATAGGCCGATTTGGTCTAGCTGATAGTAATTCCGGCGGTACACCAACGTGCTACTTACAAATCACTAAGCCGGGTGGTGCTTTTGCTGGCGGTGATGGTAAACATCAAACCCTATTTATGGGTAAGGGCCCATCAGGTAGCTCTAGCAATGGTCGTGACCAGAAAATCAAGATTAAGACGGGCACCACGACTAAGACAGTGGTTAAACGGTCACGCAACAGGCATGGAAAAGTAACCACTAGGACGATTAAGCGCAGAGTTAACAAGTATACAATTGTGGTCAATAAAGAAGAGAAGTCGGCGCTAAGCACTAGTTGGCTAGAACTCGACTTAATCAAAAATGGCAAGGTGTTTAGTTGGTCAATCACGCAATACTACACCAGTGGTAGCCACTCAGGCCAGCCATGTAAAGACCCTAAACGGTTCCTGATTGTTCATGGGACATTTGTTGATAGGAATTCAAATTATCAATCGGCTTTAGGTGGTATCGGTGGGGTGTTCTTTAAGCACTCGATTGCCGAAGATGATGAAAATGTGGGCTATGAAAACCCGTTTATGTCAATCACCCACCTAGACATTTACCAAGTTAATGATGTGGCTCAGGACGCACCTAAGTACATTGCTAATGCCGGTCAAGAGATCGTGCTAAATTGTGAGACTGATAGCACCACGGTTGGTGGTAAGCTAGCTAGCCCAATCTGGTCAACTGATTATCCCAAGCTTAGTCCGGGGGTTAATAGCCTGACGATGATTGGTGACCTAGATGACGCCCAAATCACGCTTAAATATCTACCCAGATTACTATAGCAACACTTTAAAGGCTTCCCATTAAGGGTGGCCTTTTTAATACATAACTTAAAACAAGGAGGTTAACAGATGGCTTTAAATAACCAGTATTTAATCCTAGATCCGAATTTAAAGCGGATTGGTACTCTAACCGTGGATGGTGCCACTAAGTTTTCTAATGACAGTGTGAAGATGCAACTAGCCGACTCAGATACAACTAGTACCAGCTATGATGATGACCTTAATGTGGGTACCAGTGACACGTTTGACGGGACGGTTAACTTGAATGCTCAATCTAAAAAGTTCGACCATCAAGGTTCATTAGACGTACTGCAAGGTCAACCTGATTCAGACAAGGTAGTGGCTGGTAACAATCTCGCCTATTATGATGAGCTATCGGGTCATTGGTATGTCATGCGTATATACAGCGTGGAAGCGAACAATACCGCCGCTGTTAAACACGTCACAACGGCTAACTTCACCAATTTATGCTTGTACACACTGGCTCATCATTATCCTATTGCTACTACCGCCAGTGCAAGCACGATTCAGACAGCTTTTAACGAGTGTTTTAATGCCACTGGCTGGACGCTAGTCTATCAGACCACTAATGTAATGACACCATCGATTACCATTGACGGCAAGACTAAAGCTAGTACGCTGATTCAGACGCTAATCCAGACTTATGATGTCGAAATTGACCCATATGTTGAGATTGACTCACAAGGGAACATCACGAAAAAAGTGTGTGTTATTACTGACAAGCTTAATGCTGATGTGGTCTATGATGAGGCGGTATTTGGCAAGAACATCACTAGTATAAAACGGACAACGGTATCAACGCCCGTGACTAAGTTAATTCCATATGGGGCCAACGGTAGCACGATCGCCTCGGTTAATGATGGTAAGCCCTACATTGTGGATGATGCGGCTAACCAGAAATATAACCCCGATTGGCAAGCTGGCCTTTACTATGAAGCGGTGGTTACAGCCAATCAGATTAGTAACTCAGCCGGTTTAAAGGCCTGGGCTCAAGATATGCTTAAACTATACAACCACCAGCGAACATATTATGAGATGAATGTAACACCCAACTTTAATCCACCATTAGGCGCCACGATCAGGTTTAAAGATGAGCTAATTGACCCGGTATTAGACGCCAGTGGCCGGGTGATTCAACGCACTATTAGCAAGGCTAACCCTTATGGCAACACAGTTGGCTTTGGGGAATATACAACCGTTCAAGTTGCCACCCCGGCATGGATGGAACAGTACCAGAACGCACTCAGTAAGGCGGTTGACGCTGCTAAAAAAGACGCTAGTTCGATTAAACCGGTCGCTTTAACGCCTGACGGTAATAATTTCACTGATACCACCCAGACTAAGCGCTTAATCCTACAGGCTTGGGAAGGTAGCACCAATATTTCATCGTATATTGACAGCAAGGGCTTTATCTGGCGCCGTTATAATACCGATGGCACGGTTGACACCAGCTATAAGCAAACGGGCTACTTAATTAATGCGGCTAGTAACGCTGTCGGTACCTTACACGGCACGATTGAAGCTGACTATATCCAAGATGACCCGGAAATTAAGCTAGACACCACCGGGATTAGTTATTTAGGCGTCTATGGTCCTGATGATAATGGGGCTCATTCAGCGACTCAATACATGGCACGTTTAAGCAATGGGCAGTACCTAACTAGTCGTGCTCGTGATGACAGTGGCTCTAGTGATACCATGTTTGCTTTACAGGATAGCAAGTTTGCCGTGCAGTCAGTGATGTTGCAAGTCCATGGTCAACATGGTGGGACGTTTGGGGTACAGGAAATTAATAACACGGTCTATATTTGGAACATTGTGAGCTTGAAGAATGACCATGATTATATTCTAGTTCGTTTCCCTTATTTACCGGGAGTTACCTTACAGCCTACCGATAAACGAGTTCAACAGATTATGCCCCTTAAAGGGTATGGCCGTATTAACTATGACCGTCAACATGATATGGTCTCAATTGGCTATAACGATGGCAGCACTGACATTCTCAAAGCTAGTGACTTGTTAGCAGGTAATTACAACGTGCTATACAACTTTAATATCACTGATTATGGGATTGATTTTAATAAGAACACTTATCAATCTGAATGCCTAGACTTCCCTTACTTTTACGTTGCGGCCGGTGGTGGTCAAGAGACAAACGATGATCCACATAAGGTATGGGCATTAAATGTCGTGCATAAAGGTGCTGAGTTCGAGGTTTATCTGGATAATGACCTAGACTTTCCTAACTTGACTGATGAAAACCGTGAAGTTGAAACTTGCAATGTCTTTTATCAAAATGGTCAGCCTTATATGCTGTTCACGTTTAATACCAACTCCTTATTAATTAATCCGGCTTCGATGGAACGTGAAAAGGTGTATACCATTCCAATGATAAAAAGGCTAGCAGCTAGCACGATTGATAAGGGGACGATAAATGACAATGTTAATACAGATGATTAAAGAAAGGGGGATTATAAATGGCCGAATCTAATGCAACTCAGGTCATATTAACTGACGATGGTATTAAGATTATCAATGCTCAAACTACGGCTGATAATGCATCTGGTGGGGTCGCCAACTTAAATGACCCCAACTTAATGAGCGTGATTGAAAAGCAGACCCAAGCAGCACAATACACCGGATTAACTAGTCAGTATAATGTGATTTTAAAGCGAGCTAAAGACGCCAATGTTAGCACGACTGCTTTAACTACGGCCTATACTAAACTGAATACCTTTATGACGGCCATCTTAATGGATACCACTAAAGCTAGTGACGTTAATCGGGACACTTATAAGAGTCTCACAGACGCTTACAATATGGCTCTAAGCAACGTACAGACTGCCTTAAGCAATAACTTTAACACTGACATGGATAACATGCAGTCTAGTGTATCGGTAGCTAGTCAAGCGGCTTCTAGTGCTGCTATAGTAGCTTCACAAGCAACGGTAACTGGCAATAGTGCTAATCAGGTTGCATCACAAGCCGTTGTGGTAGCCAGTCAAGCTCAAAGTGCTGGTAACAATGCGACCAGTATTGCTAACAATGCTAGTCAGGCTGCCTCAAGTGCCATATTAGCTGGTAGTACAGCAACAGTAAGTGCAAACAAGGCAAGTGCTGATTATCAGACGTTGAGCGCAGGTGTTAAGGACGGCTCGGTACTCCATATCACAACAGAGACGGTTATTGATAAAGGGGTCATCGGGACGGCTGAGATAGCCAATGGTGCAATCACCAATGCTCAGATTGGTAATGAGGCTGTTAATAGCGCCAAAATTGCTAACCTAGCCGTGGGCACCGCCCAAATAGCCAATGGTGCAATTACTAATGCCAAGATAGGCAAATTGGCTGTAGGTACGGCACAGATAGCCAATGCAGCTATCACTGATGCCCAAGTTGGTAATGTTAGTGCCAATAAATTAACAACTGGCACGATTGACTTTAATACGATTACTGGTAAAAATATTAACGCATCAAACATCACAACAGGAACACTCAGTACTGACCGGTTAAATGTCGGCAAATTATCAGCTTTAAGTGCCAATTTAGGTGATGTTACCACTGGCTCACTTAAAGGTGTCGACATTATCGCTAACACGTTTAGCACGCCTAACGGGTCGTTTACAACCGATGCAAACGGTGCTGTCGTAGCAAGCAATTTAACAATCAGAGGTGTTACTAACCTAGTTTATAATGCGGCATTATTGGGTGGCAGTGGCTCTAGTATCCCCGGTTGGGGACTTAATGGAGAACCTTATTATTCAAGCGTTGTATTGTTTGATGGCCTCCCAGCAATAACTTGGAACGGTGATGCAACGGGTAGATGGGATAACTATGCTACTAGCAAACTTCAACCAGTCACCCAAACCGGAATACCATATAGTGCCTCAATTAAGTTTAGGGACTATGGCTCGGCAAGCGGAATGTTATATACATTCACACTAGGCTTTTTTAGTGCTTATGACGCCAACACTAGAGTTGGCTACTTACAGCAGGTGTACACCGCCAATGGTTCAGACAGTGGTATACAAACATTTACGGTTAATAATGCAATTGCCCCAAGCAATGCTAAATATGTTGCCATTCAACTTTATGCTTACAACGGTAAGGGACATGCGGCATTTAGTTCACCTATGCTAACCCAAACTGCTCAATCAACTGGTTACCAGCCAGATACAGGTAATGTTGTTAGTGCTGGCGAAATAGATAGCTCAGTTATTAATGGTTCAACCATTAATGGGACTACTTTTAATGCTGGCAGTAAGCTAAATCAATATGGCAACACTAGCTATCCGCTAACTATTAATCAAGATGGTTCGGTTACTAGTACGTCATTTGAAACAATTGACACTGAGATCGCTGCATTAAGAACGGTCATCAAAGACGGCACAGTTAAAACTAATTTACGTGGCATGACGCCGTTTGCAACTGGGATGTATTCAGCCGCTGACGTATCACTAGGTGCTGGTCAATTAGCGTTATTGGAAGGCTATTCAACCTCACAGGACCCAAACTTTACCGCAACCGGCCTAAAGAAAACTGGCTATGTAATATTAGATGCCAGTGCTGGGTTAAGCTTGCACGGTACAACACAGGCGATTAACTTTAGTGGGACTGACCAAGACCAAACTACCGGTATCACGATGAATAGCTATGGTAACATCATTGGCTATCCTAACTCAACTTGGTGGCGGATTGTTTCTAACTCAGGTTCAAACATTGCTAACTTTGGGATTGATAGGGGTGGTTCAAACGTCATTCAGTTTAACCGTGAGCTAGATATTGGTAACTTCCACATTAATACCGGCCATACGTTTACTAGTGCTGATGGTGGTGCCATTCACTTTGCCAAAGGTAGAGGCGGCGCCAACGACATTTATGCTGGTGACGTTCACTATAATAGCTTAGTCAAGTCGTCTCTATTAAGTGTTAAGCGGGACGTTAAAAAGGCTGATACGTCCTATTGGGCACAGCTCGTTAACTCAATTGACTTAGCAACATACCAGTACAAAACTGACGATAATACGAGCCAAATTAGGCTGTCTAGCATTGTTGATGATGTGAATGATACTAAGCAGTGGCAATTACCGGACGTCTTTATCAACCGCGATGAAGATGGCAAGTTAAATGGGGTGGATGACAGTGTGTTATTGAACGCCATCCTAGCTACGGTACAGGAACAACAAAAGCAGATTGATCAATTAAACGGGCATTTATTAGAATTGGAGGCCAAATTAAATGGATAGTATTTTAATCACGAATTATAAACCAGATTACACGAACAATATTATGACGATCAGCATTCAAATTAACACGTTAGCAATTAGCTCACAGGTTAGCATTGCCATGGACGATTTCAACACTGCTATTGTAGGCGGTGTTGACAATGTTAAGTTAAAGGTGTTAAACACGCTGATTGATAGTCTGAACGCTTTAAAGCCAGTTACTACGACAACTACAACGACCACAAAGGAGGCTTAATATATGAATATCGATGCACAGGCTTTGATTAACAAGCTAACAAGCAACTATGCCCAAGCAATTGCCGTTAAAGACCAGCAATTAGCGATGGCTCAAGTTCAAATTGACCAGCTCAATGCCAAGTTGGCTGAGAAGGAGGCAGATAAAGATGGCGAAAACGCTTAGTTTTACTGATACGTCACCACAGACTGTTAAAATTGGCGATACCACCACTAGCTTTACGTTAATTTGTGGCAATGATAACGTGGCAACGGACTTAACTAATGCCACTTCAATTACCGTTAAATTGGGCAATAATAGTGGCTATCTTAAATCGACCACAGTTGACCCAACTAGTTTAACGGATCCAACGACTGGTCAAGTTACCGTTACCTTTACTGCGGACTTGATGACTAGTTTAACCGCTGGTAGCTATTCCATTGAAGTATGGGTGGTTGATAGTACCGGGACGTCAATCTACCCTAGTGATGGGTCAACCGGTTTTACTATTACCAATAACATTCAAAGTGCCAATGGTAGCACGATTACGACCATTACTTTTGATGACTTTGTCAATAAATTTAATGCTATTGCGGCTAACGCACTACCGGGAACCACTGATACTACTAACTTCCAGAAAACTAAAATTACGTCTGATAGCGGTGGACATCTACTTGATGTTGTAAGTGGCGATGATTTTTATGGAAAAGTGTTATCCCTTGGGTTAGGGTTTTACACATTCAAGTGCGCAGATTCAGCGAAAAACAAGCCGTTTGATAATGTATGGACGAGAGGAATAATCTTTATCGATAGTTTAGATGCTAATGGCGTGCCAAATGCTGTTATGATAAATGCCACTGACGTTAGTGGAACGTTCTATAGCTGTTATTATAATAATAGCTGGGTTATTAACAGAATACCAATTTCAAAAAGCTAAATTAGGAGGTAGACAATTGAATAAGCACAAGTTAAAGGCACTCATCTTAACGGTGGGCGCCATTTTTATGGCCTTTTTAATGGTCAATGTTACCAGTCAAGCTGCTCGCATGGATATGGTGGATGTGTCGAATAACAACGGCTATATGAGTACCGCTGAGTATGTTTCGATGCGTAACGAGTTCGGCGTCAAGGCTGTTACGGTCAAGATTAGCGAAGGTGGTACGTATAAAGACCCGTATGCTGCCAGCAACATTGCCAATGTACAAGCAGCTGGATTATACGTCAACGGTTACCACTTTGCACGCTATGCCACTAAGTCACAAGCAATCACAGAAGCTGATTTTGCCGGTAAAACGGCTAAAGCGGCAGGACTACCGGTTGGCGCGGTACTAGCAACTGACGTCGAAGCTGAGGAGCAAAACTGCCAATCCAAAGCAACCAATGATCGCAACAACGCCGCATTCATGCAAGAGATTCAGAAGTTTGGTTATCGAGCCGACATTTACACTTCTGGATCATGGGCTAACAGCAAGATGACGATTAAGGGCAAAACTGGCTGGATTGCTGGCTATCCGTTCATACCGGCTGGCAAGAAATGGTATACGAATAACAATGCCTGGCAATGGTCTGGGTCAGCCCATTTCCGGATTAGTTACGGTAACTTTGACGTCAGTCAACTTTATACTGATTATTACACCGCTGGTCAGAAATCAACGGTCAAACCAACTAATAAAGATGCGGTTAAAGATAACAATAAAAAAGTTAACAAGCCGTACACTGCTGCTAAGTGGGTCAATGAAAAGAAGACATACACACTCAAGACTGCGGTTAAGTTGCGCGCAGGTGTTTCAACATTATCAAGCGCTATTGCAATTTTACCAGCTGGAACAACAGTCAAGACCGACAAAGCTATCATTAAAGGCGGCTATCGCTGGGTACGCCAACCACGTTTTAATGGTTATGGATATCTAGTAACCGGCCCGGCAAGCAATACGCTTGAATATGTCAAGAGTGGCGCAACTCACACTTATTACACAGTCAAGTATGGTGACAGCTGGTGGACAATCGCACAGCGTAACGGTCTAAGCATGACTACATTGGCTAGTCAGAACGGCAAGACGATTTACGCCACTATCTATCCTGGCCAGCGATTGGTGGTGCGGTAATGGCACAATACGACGATACAACTAAGTTATTAATGGATATTCAAAAGGATGTGGCCGCCACCAAAACGAAAGTTGAGAACATCGAAGAAAAATTGAATCAAGTTGACGATATTGGCGACAAAGCGGACAAGGCCCTAGCCAAGTCCATCGAAGCTAGCCATCAAATTGACCGCGTGACAACCATTCAAAATTGGCTGATCGGTGTCTTGGTTAGTGGCGTGCTTGTCACGTTAGTTATTTATATCGCAGAAAAGTTCCTTTAGGAGGGAAAATAATGACAAAATTTTTAAATGTAATTCAGGCAACACTCAAAGCTAACTACAAAAAGCCCGCTTATTGGGCCCAGATTATCGGGTCCGTGTTGATTATTGGCTTAGCTGTCGCAACGGTCTTCTTTGGTGTTAAGATTGACGCTAATGCAGTTGTGCTAGTGATTACCGCCGTGGGGGCAATCCTA